GAATCCGAGCCGCTTGCGAGGCGCATGGCGGCCTGCACCGGGATCGAATTGGCTGACCCGTCGACTTTCGAAGCGTCCCGCCTTATGTACTGGCCAAGCTGCTGCGCCGATGCGGAGTACATATTCACCTTCGCGGATAAACCTCTGCTTTCCGCCGACGGGCTACTTGCGCAGTACCGCGACTGGCGCGATATCACTGAGTGGCCGCAGGTTCCCGGGACCCAGCAGGCGCAGCAGCGCCTCGCTGCCCGGCAGGGAGATCCCACAACAAAGCCCGGCGTCGTGGGCGCGTTCTGCCGGGTATACAACGTTTATCGCGCAATGGACGAGCTGCTTCCCGGTATGTACGAACCGGTGGACGGTTCGCCGGATCGTTACACCTTCACCGGCGGCAGCACAACCGGTGGCGCAGTGGTCTACGATGGCGGCGGCTTCCTCTACTCCCACCACGCCACCGATCCCGCCGGCGGCAAGCTCTGCAACGCTTTCGACCTCGTGCGCCTGCACAAATTTGGAGACCGGGACGACGACGCGCAGCCTGGCACCCCGACCAACCGGTTGCCGTCCTATGCCGCGATGTGTGAGTTGGCCGTGTCCGACGCCGGCGTGGCGGCGCTCATCAACCGCGAGCGCTATGAGGACGCCGTGCGGGAGTTCGACGGCGTTGGCGCCGGCAATACCGGCGACGCAGCAAACTGGATGTCAAAGCTCGAAACCAACTCCCAGACCGGTGCGGCTGTCCGGACGATCGATAATGTCTGGATCATTTTGGAGAACGATCCGCTGCTGCGCGGGAAATTCGCGCTCAATGAGTTCGCCAACCGTGGCGAGGTCTTCGGGCAGCTCCCTTGGAGCAAGCAGGACACGCGCCGGTTCTGGGAGGACAACGACAACCAGGGAGCCTACTGGTACCTTGAAAAAGTCTACAAGATCACCGGCAAGGATAAAGTGGACGGAGCGCTTTCCCTGCACAGCAAAAATCACTCCTTCAACGAAATCAAAGATTACCTGACTGCGCTGTCGTGGGACGGCGTGCCGCGCCTGGATACTCTTTTTATTGATTACCTCGGGGCGATCGACGTCCCCTATATCCGCGCGGTTACCCGCAAAGCCTTCGTCGCAGCAGTCGCGCGTGCCATGACGCCGGGCATCAAATACGATACCATGACCGTGATCTCCGGCCCGCAGGGGATCGGAAAAAGCACCCTGTTTCGCAAGATGGGGCGCAGCTGGTTTACCGATGGGCTGCGAACCTTCGAAGGCAAGGAGCCAAGCGAAATGATTCAAGGCATCTGGATCATCGAGATAGGCGAGTTGGACGCGCTGCGTCGCACGGACATCAACCGGGTCAAACAGTTCCTCAGCCAGCAGGTAGATCGCTTCAGGGCCGCCTACGGCCGCCATGTGAAGGATTGCCCGCGCTGCTGCGTCTTCTTCGGCACATCAAATACGAGGGAGTATTTGCAGGACAAGACCGGAAACCGCCGGTTCTGGCCTGTGGACGCCGCTGTGGTGCCACCAAAGAAAAGTGTATTCAAAGACCTCGACGGCGAGGTCGGGCAAATTTGGGCGGAAGCTGTCGTGCGTTGGCGACTCGGAGAACCGCTCTATCTTTCAGGCGAGATCGAAGAATACGCCCAGCAGGAACAGGAGGAACACCGCGAACGGTCTCCACAGGAAGGCATCATCCGTGAATTCATTGAACAGCGGGTCCCGCGCGACTGGACGAGGTGGGATCTTGCCCGGAGAACGGCCTTCTGGAACGGCTCGGTGGCCGGAGATCTTGACCTCGTCGAGCGCGACAGGATATGTGCGCTAGAGGTTTGGTGCGAGGCGCTCGGGAACGATTTTCGGTACATCCGCAACAGCGACGCGGCAGAAATCAACAGTGTAATTTCTATGATTCCGGGATGGGAGCGGATGAAAAAAACCGCAAAATTCGGCTACTGCAAGACCCAGAGGGGTTTCGAAAAAAGGTAACAATCGATTGTTACCCCACATTTCGAAAAGTGACAAAGTAACAATCGTTTTTAGATTGTTACCGCAGATTGTTACCGTGTAAAACGGCTTGTGATGCTGGTTTTGAGGTAAAAAGTGACAAAGTAACAATCTTTTTATATAGATAGGTAGAAATAGAGGATTAGAGAAATAAATATGTCTCTAATATCTCTAAACGCCTGATTTTAGAAAAATATACGCGCGCCTGATGCGCGCACACGCACGCACGCGCGAGCAAGAAGCGTGCCAAAAAAGGAGTGAAACAGATGAAAGAGTCGGCAATCGAGGCCCGGCTGGTGAAGATGGTCAGGGAGCGCGGCGGGCTGTGCCCAAAGTTCGTAAGCCCGAACAACCCGGGCGTCCCAGACAGGATTGTAATTGCGCCGGGCGGCCGGGTAATCTTCGTAGAACTCAAAACCGATATTGGCCGGCTGGCGAATATCCAGAAATGGCAGATTGAAGAAATGCGAAAGCGCGGCGCGGATGTCCGCGTGCTGAAAGGGTTGGACGAAATCAAGGCGTTCGTGGAGGAGGTGATGCCCGATGAAGTTCATGCCCTATCCGTACCAGCAGTATTGCATTGACCGCATTATCTACAATCGTGCTGTCGGTCTGTTTTTAGACATGGGCCTCGGTTGAGGCAAGACAGTCATCACGCTGACTGCGATTGCGGATCTGCGGTACAACCGGTTTGCCATCCACCGGGTGCTGGTAGTGGCGCCGAAAAAGGTGGCCGAAGCCACCTGGTCGAAGGAGGCGGCGAAGTGGGATCACCTGAAGCTGCTGCGGATCTCGGCCGTGCTTGGCAGTGCGGCCCGGCGCATCCGGGCGTTGGCCACACCGGCCGATATTTACGTCATCAACCGGGAGAATGTACCATGGCTGGTGGATTACTACCGTAACGATTGGCCGTTTGACATGGTTGTGCTGGATGAATCCTCGAGCTTCAAAAACTGGCAGGCCAAACGTTTCAAGGCACTGAAGCTGGTGCGGCCTCGGATCTCCCGGCTGGTGGAACTGACCGGCACGCCGGCGCCGAACGGGCTGCTGGATCTGTGGGCCCAAGTCTTTCTGCTGGACGGCGGGCAGCGCCTCGGCCGGACGATTGGGCAATACCGGGAGCGGTTTTTCGATCCTGACCAGCGAAGCCGCACGCAGATTTATACCTACGCCCCGAAGGCCGGCGCCGACAACGCGATTCGGGCAGCGATCTCCGACATCTGCGTGAGCATGAAGGCCGAGGATTATCTGGAACTCCCGGATTGCCTTGACGAGGAAATCCCGGTGGCGCTGGACGAGCCAGCCCTGAAAGCTTACAAAAAGCTGGAACGGGAGCTGTTGCTTGAGATCGACGACAGCACGATCACCGCGGGGACGGCAGCAGTTCTGACCAACAAGCTGCTGCAGCTGTGCGACGGCGCGGTATACGACACGGCGGGACAGGCCACCGAGATCCACGGATGCAAGATTGAGGCGTTTATGGAGCTTGTTGAAATGCTGCATGGTGCACACGCGCTGGTATTTTATAACTTTCAGCATGACCGGCAGCGGCTTTTGACAGCGCTGCAGCAGTCCGGCCTGCGAGTGCGGGTTTACGGCGGCCCGGCGGATGATGAGGCATGGAACCGTGGGGAGGTTGATATCCTTCTGGCGCACCCCGCAAGCTGTGCCTACGGCCTTAATTTGCAGGATGGCGGGCACCACGTGATCTGGTTTGGGCTGACCTGGTCGCTGGAGCAGTACCAGCAGGCTAACAAGCGCCTGCACCGCCAGGGCCAACAACATCCGGTGATTATCCACCACCTGGTGGTGCAGGGCGGCGTTGACGAGGATGTTATGGCCGCGCTGCAATGCAAAGGCGACACACAGGAGACGTTGATGCAGGCCTTGAAAGCGAGAATTGAAAAGACGAAGGAGGAAAAATAGATGGAGCGGCTCCTTGGAGAAGTCAGAAAGGCAGAACGCAAGCACGAAAACAGAATTTATATACCGAAATCGCAAAAGGAGGCTGCCCATGATTAGCGCAACATCCGATATACTCTTCACCCTCTCCTGTTTTATCCTCGTTACTTTTACAGTCGGCGGGATGATCGTGGAGCTGATGGTCGAGAAAATCAAGGAATGGAGTAATAACAATGAAAATTATTGATAGTGAAACTGGAAAACTGTTTTTCCAAGGAAAAGATTGGACATCGTTCTTGGATGGAAGCCCTGCAATACATAAAGATACAGCCATCCCTCTGGCACAGCAGATCCATGATATGTTGATTGGGCGGGGTTTTACCTATATGCAATGCTGGCTTATTTTGCATCTTGTTATAACAACGCTTCGTCAAGAACGCGACACAAAAGCGCTTTAAGGGTACGAAATTAAAATATCAGGAGGAAGCATGACCAACCAAGAGAAAAAGGATTTTCTGAACCGCTACCGGGACAACGAACGGGAGATCCGCCGGCTGCGAAACGAGATCCAGCGTTGGAAGGACTCGGCCTACATAACGTCGGTAAAATATACCGGCGCCGGAGGGGGCACCGATGGGCAGGACAAGCTGCAGGTCAATGTGGAGCGTTTGGTTCGCCTGCAAAACCGCCTGACTGCGCAAATGAGGGCGCGAATTCAGCTGCGGGATGAGATCGAGGACGCGATCGAATCTGTACCGGACGACCGGCTGCAATTGCTGCTGCGGTATCGGTACATTGAGGGATGGCGACTTGAAAAAATCGCAGTAGAGTGGAATTACGATTACCGATGGGTTCGTCGACTCCACGGACGTGCGCTTGAAAAATTGACCCTCGAAAGCCCTCTATCATCTGTGCTATAGTGTAATTAGAAAAAATCGCTCACGAGAGATCGCGGGCGGTTTTTCTTTTACCGGATTTCTTCGAGATATGCCAATTGGGCACACCTCCTTTCTAACCCGCGCTGGCAGACCGCGGGCTGAATAGTCTGCCAACTTCCCCCCTATCATTTCGACAAGCAGGTGGTGATGTGGCAAAAATTGACTGGCTGGCGATACGCAACGAGTATATTAACACAAATATCAGCTATCGCAAGTTGGCTGAAAAATATAGCATTTCATTTCCGACTCTTCGTGATCGGGCGCGCAAAGAAAAGTGGACTGAACAAAGAAAATGTCAACGTGACAGAATCATCGCAAAGACGTCACAAAAAACCGCTGAAAAAATTGCTGACCAGGAAGCTTCCCGCATTGCCCGCTTACTTAGCCTTGCCGATCGGCTAGCCGACAAAATCGAGCAAGCTATCGAGGAAGCGGATAAATACACCGCAGAGGACAAGACCCGCATGACATCCGTCACGTATAATGCGCTCAATCAGCCGATCGTCACCATGAGCGCTGAGACGACAAAGCTAAAAATCCTGTCCGGCGCGATCGATAAAGGCGGCCTTAAAAAGATTTCCGCCGCCCTCAAGGATGTCCGCGGCATTCAGGCAACTGACACCAGTGCAGACACCCTGCAAAAGCTGGATGATGTGCTTGCGAAGATCGGAGGCAATCTCTGATGGGCGGCTTTTCGATAAAGCAACAGGATTTTCTTGACCATGCAACGCATCGTTGGAACATTAAAAGCGGCGCGACACGGTCCGGAAAGACCTATCTTGATTACTATGTTATCCCTCTGCGTATCCGCCGCTTGGCAGGCAAAGAGGGGTTGACACTGATTCTCGGCAACACCAAGGGAACATTGCAGCGCAATATCATTGAACCGCTTCAAGCCATCTGGGGAACTGGTCTTGTCAGCGACATCCGCAGTGACAACACCGCAATCCTGTTTGGTGAAAAGTGCTACTGCCTAGGAGCCGACAAGGTTAACCAGGTCAATCGCATTCGCGGTATGTCTGTAAAATATTGCTATGGCGACGAAGTTGTCACCTGGCATCCGGATGTATTTGAGATGCTAAAAAGCCGTATGGACAAAGAATACAGCTGCTTTGACGGCACATGTAATCCGGAAGGACCGAATCACTGGTTTAAATCCTTTTTGGAAAGCGACGCAGACATCTATCAGCAGCAATACACGATCTATGATAACCCATACCTCCCCGCAGAAGTGATCGCCAACTTGGAACGGGAGTACACTGGTACCGTCTTTTTTGATCGTTACATCCGCGGGCTTTGGGTGGCAGCTGAAGGCCTTATCTATCGCCAATTCGCGGATAATCCCACCCGCTGGATCAAGCGCTTTCCCGGCAAAATGGAGCGGGACAAATATCTTGCAGATGTGGATTTTGTCAGCGTGGGCGTGGACTTCGGCGGAAACCGCTCCCTTACCACCTTCGTTGCAACGGCTGTACACCGCGGCTATTCAAAGCTCACTGTGCTGCAGGATCACCATATCGCGGGCGGCAAAGGCGAGATAGACGCCGACCGGGTCAACCGCGAATTCATCGCCTTTGTCCGCCGGTTGCAGAATGACTTCCCTTCCCTGCGGATCAAATATTGCTTTGCGGATTCTGAGGCGCAGTATCTCATCAACGGCTTGCGCAAGGCGATCCGCGCGGCCGGTCTCCCCTTGCAGATTGGCGACAGCGCCAAATATGAGATTGTGCAGCGCATTATCTGCACGACCACATTACTCAACCAAAACCGGCTGTTTTTGCTGGACGGATGCGATCTGGTCAAAGGCGGGCTTGAGAGCGCCGTTTGGGACGCAGACCATCCTGACAAGGATATCCGTCTTGATAACTTTTCTACCGACATCGATATTCTCGATGCGTTTGAATATTCCTGGGAGCGCTTCATGAAAAAGCTGATCCCGGACAGATAAGCGAGGTGATTCCCATCGATATTTCAGCGGTCATCAACTGGCTCAACAATGAGCGAGGCATGGATCTATCTGATTCTTACTACGCACAAATTCAAATATGGGAGCAGTGGTGGCGCGGATACTACAAGCCCTTTCACTGTTTCAGGGAAACGCAGGGCACGCGGATCATTGAGCGAAAGCTCTATACCCTCAAGATGGCCAAAAAGGTCTGCGAAGACTGGGCCAGTATTTTGCTAAACGACAAAACCGAGATCGTTGTGGACGATAAGCAAAGTTCGGCGTTTCTCCAAGGGGAGGACGGCACCGGCGGCGTGTTTCGACAGGTGAATTTCTGGCTCAAGGGAAACGAACTGATTGAAAAAGCGTTTTACAGCGGCTCTGGTGCGTTTGTGCTCAAATTGGATGGGATGCCACTGCGAGGCGAAGAGATTGTTTCGGATCAAGCCGCGCGGATTCGCTTGGAGTATCTGCCGGGGAGTTGCATTATCCCGCTCACGATCCGCGGAGGCGCTATCGTAGAAGCTGCTTTCGCTTCCCGGGTGATCGAAAAAGGCATCCCATATATTTACCTCGAAGCGCACGAACTGGACGACGATGGCCAGTATGTGATTAAAAACTATTATTTCAAGACAAAGGATCAGATGCTTGAACGGCAAAAGCTCCCGGAAGGGGTAGCAGAAACCTTCTTTACACGATCGCCCACCCCCTTCTTTTCGATCGTAACGCCCAACATTGTCAATAACATTGCGAACAACAACGGCCTGGGCATCAGCGTATTTGCCAATGCCCTGGACAACCTGATGGGCGTGGATCTCGCATATAACAATTTCTGCCGCGACTTCTATCTTGGCGGAAAAAAGGTATTTTATAACAAATCCCTTGTCCAGTCCGCCCGGGATGATAATGGAAACATGGTATCTGTTGCTCCCGACGATGTGATGCAGCAATTGTTCCTACAGATGGGCGAAGATGATAATCTGGACGTTGACGCGCTTATCCACGAGTTCAACCCCTCCCTGCGGGTGGTCGAAAACAAAGACGGCGTGCAGGCGCAGCTTGACTATCTCTCCTTTAAGTGCGGGCTGGGTACCAAGCACTACCAGTTCAACGCCGGCAGCGTGGTTACAGCTACTCAGTACATGGGGGACAAGCAGGAACTCGTGCAAAATGCCAGCAAGCATTACATCGTAGTCGAATCCGCTTTACAGCAGATCGTTCGAGCACTCCTATGGGCAGGAAAAACATTCTTGGGCGCACCGGTCAACCCAGACGCAAACATCACAGTCAACTTTTCGGACAGCTATCTCATCGATGACGACACGAAACGGGCACAGGACAAGGAAGATATTCGCGACGGTATCATGCAAAAATGGGAATATCGGGTCAAGTGGTACGGAGAGGATGAGCTTACCGCAAAAGCGATGGCAGGTAATGATGACGGGCTTCATTTTGGGGACGGTGACGGCTGATGCTGACTCCGAACCAATTGCAGGCGCTCCCCGATTCGCTGGTCGCGCTGTATGAGCAGCTCGAAAGTGAGATCATCGCCGACATGGCGCGACGGATCACAAAGGCCGAATACCTCACGGACACCACCACATGGCAGTCTTTCAAGGCGCAGGAACTGAAAGCCACCCGCGCGGAGATCATCCGGAAGCTCTCGCGCACCACTGGAAAGAGTGAACAGGAACTCAAAAAAATGTTTGAGGACGCCGGCGCCGCAGCCTTGGCGTATGACGATGAAATCTACAAAGCGGCCGGGCTTTCCCCGGTTCCGCTGGCTAGGTCGAAAGCGCTGCAAGCCGCATTGGCGGCAGGACTAAAAAATACCAAGGGCGAGCTGCGAAACCTGACCCGGACAACGGCCAATACCGCATCCAAACAGTTTGAGGATGCTCTGGATGCCGTTTACATGCGGATTATGTCCGGGGCGTTCTCCCAGCAGGACGCGATCCGACGGGCAGTTAAACAACTGGGATCTGAGGGGATGCAATCCATTCGGTACCCATCCGGGCACACCGACCACCTGGACGTGGCGGTCCGGCGGGCGGTGCTCACCGGCGTCAGCCAGGCGGTCGGCAGGCTCCAGCTCACCCGAGCGGATGAAATGGGCTGCGACCTGGTGCAGACAACCTCGCACATGGGCGCCCGGCCAGAGCATGCAGTGTGGCAGGGACGGGTTTTCAGGCGTAGTAAATAATTATCTAAGTGGATAGAATTGTCATTATTGTTACTTTGTGTTATACTAACTTGGGTGATGATAATGAGGCAGTTCACTGTTTATATGCACATTAACAAATTAAATGGGAAAATTTATGTTGGTATGACTTCCCAGCCTTTATCCAGGCGGTTTCGTCGAGGTGAAGGATATCGAAAAAACATATACTTTTATAGAGCTATTTGTAAAATTGGATGGGACAATTTCGAGCACAGAATCATTGCGCAAAATTTATCACAATTGAAAGCCGAAGAATTAGAAAAATCTTTAATTTCAAAATATCAAACAACAGATCCTTCTCATGGGTACAATATTACAGACGGTGGAGATGGACTGAATGGTTATATCCCTACATTGGCACTTAAAAAGCTACGTTCGCTCCAAAACGCCGGAGAAAGAAACCCGTTTTATGGAAAACACCATACTCCCGAAACTCGTGCAAAATTATCGGCTATTAATAAAACGAAAATGGCAGGGACGGAGAATCCATTTTATGGGAAAAAGCACAATGAACAAACTAAGGAAAAAATCAGACAATACCGACTTGGCAAAACAATGCCCCAAGAGGTCCGGCAAAGAATTAGCCTTTCTACAACGGGAGCAAAAAACCACTTCTATGGCATGTCCCATTCTGTAGAGCAAAGAAAAAAGTGGAGTCAAAAACGTACTGGCGCAGGCAATCCGATGGCAAGGGCAGTAGATCAATATGATTTATCCGGAAATTATTTAAAAACATATTCTACAGCAAAAGAAGCTGGTGACATATTGGGTATCGAAAATACCAATATAACAAGATGCTGTAAAAAAGAGCGCAAAACTGCAGGAAACTTTATTTGGAGATATCATGAAGAATGTCACATCTGAGATGTCCATTTAGAGGGGGTGATCACATAGCTGTAAAAGAATATCCCGACTTCGTGTCTTCAACAGGATTTGGTACGGGTAAAGGACTTTGCGGCTGGTAGAGGAACTGTCATCACAGCTTCTACCCTTTCTTTGAGGGGTTGTCCGCTGATACATACACCCGATACGACACCGAAGAGAACCGGAAAGCTTATGAACAGTCCCAGCAGCAACGAGCCTATGAGCGGGCTATCCGTCAATCGAAGCGTGAACTTGCCGCCTTGGATTCCGCGATAAAGGCCGCGCCCAACGACACTACGCGTGCAGCGCTCGAAGCGGAATTTCAGCGCAGCGCCTCTATTCTGCACCGCCGGAAAGATCGCATGGAGGCTTTTCTGCGGGATACCGGAAGGACGCGGCACACCGACCGCGAGCAGGTGCTTGGATTTGGCCGCAGCCAGAGCGGAAAAGCGGTCTGGTCAGCAAAAAAGGCGTTGGATACGCCGCTGAAAAATGGTATTATAAAAACTGATAAACAGTTTGGTAAGAAAATCGGAAAACATGCGGCAGACTTCGGCCTTGACCCAGCTAACGCGATGGATCGACAAAAAATCAGCCGTATCATTGATGATATTATAATTGGACACACGGAAAAGGTCTCCGGTTCCTGGCGAGGCCAGCAGGGTGACGTCGATTTTTATATCAAGGCAAAGGATGTTGTGGTTGCCAGAAAAACGGGGGAATTCATCACGATCCTGAAAGGGGGCGTTGATAATGCGCGGGTTAAAGACGCAAGAAGGAAAAAAGTTTGAACATTTCTGGGAGTTGGTGCAAACTGAGGCGCAAAAACTTGATTGCGTGTTTTTTCTGGATTGCGGAGAAGGTCGGGAAATCCACCGTGACAGCATGGATGGCGAAGATCTTTCCGGCTGGCTGATTCCGCTATCAGACGCAGATATATTCGAAAGCGCCTGGAAGGATGCAGATAAGATTCCTTTGGAGGATAAATGGGCATCACGGATCCGTTTTGCAATATGGTCTGAAGATGCGCAGGGCATCCATATAGCATTTCAAGAATTTTAAATAGGATTGAGCACGCCAATCAGCGTGCTTTTTTCATTTTAGATAACCAGGCTCGCAGTGATGCGGGCTTTTGTTATGCCAAAATATAGACCGATCCGATGTCGCGAAACTACGGACCCGCAGGTGGAGCGCCCCACGAGAAAAAAGCGAGGCGGTGAAAGGAGTTCGTATGGAAAGAAAATTTTTGGAAGAACTGAAACTCGACAAGGAGACCATCGACAAAATTCTGGACGAAAACAGCCGGGATATCGGCAAAGCCAAGGGTGACCTTGAAACCAAAGCCAAGGAACTCGAAACAGCTAACAGCACCATCAAAGAGCTTCGTGAGACAGTCAAAAAGTTTGACGGGAAAGACCCGGATAAACTGCAGAACGATCTCAGTGAGCTCCAAAAAAAGTATGACGCTGATATTGCCAAAACCAAGCTCAACGCGGCGCTGGATCTCGCGCTGATAACCAACAAGGCTAAAAATGCAAAGGCGGTCAAGGGTCTGCTGAACCTGGAAAGCATCAAGCTGGACGGGGAGAAGCTTGCCGGACTCGACGACCAGCTCAAGAAGCTGCGTGAATCGGACGGATACCTGTTTGAACAGGAAACGAACCCTGGCGCCGGAAAAAACGATCCTCCGCCGAAAGTAAGCAGCGGCGCAGCACACGGAACCGGTGCGGGAGAATCTTCTCCGGGCACTTTGCTTGGTGCGCTGCAGGAACACTACAACACAAAGTAAAGGAGAATGATCTATGCCTATTACCCTTGCAGAAGCAAAAGTCGGTATGGCCGACAAGGTCGATCAGCTGGTGGTGGATGAGTTCCGCCGCAATTCCCTGCTGCTCGATACACTCACATTTGATGACTGCGTATCCCCCGGTACTGGCGGCAGCACCATGACCTACGGATATACACGTCTGAAAACTCCGGCGACCGCCGCCTTCCGCGCCCTTAACAGCGAATACACCGCGCAGGAGGCCAAGCGCGAAAAAGCCACAGCAGACCTCAAGATTTTCGGTGGATCGGCGCAGCTTGACCGCGTACTTCAGAACACCTCCGGCGCCGTCAACGAGATGGATTTCCAGCTGAAGCAGAAGGTCCTCGGCGCACGCAATCTGTTCCACTACAAGGTCATCAACGGCGACGCCACCACCCACACCGATGAGTTTGACGGGCTCGACGTGATGCTGACCGGTTCTTCCACCGAGTTTAATACCACTACAGCGATCGATCTGTCCACCTCGGCACAGCTGGACTCTAATTATCAGACTTTCCTCGATATGCTGGATGAGTTCCTCTCGGCGTTCGACGGAAAGCCCGGCATGCTGATGGGCAACTCTAAATTGATCACCAAGATCAAAGCGGTTGCTCGCCGGGCCGGATACCTCACCCGTTCCGAGGATGCGTTCGGCCGTCCTGTCACCGGTTACGACGGAATCCCGCTGGTCGATCTCGGACAGTACTATAACGGAACCACTTCTGTGGATTGTGTTGATATCTATCAGACCGGCGAAGCGAGCAGCGCTGTGACCGGTCTCACAGATCTGTATGCCGCGAGTTTCGCCCTGGACGGCTTCCACGGCGTTTCCCCCGCGGGCGGTAAGATTATCAAGAGCTATCTGCCGGATCTTTCGCAGCCCGGCGCGGTCAAAAAAATCGAAGTCGAGATGGTTGCCGCTGTCGTGCTGAAAAACAGCCGTAAAGCCGGCGTCTTCCGCAAGATCAAGGTGCAGTAAGATGGCCAAATACACCATAACCTTTTCCGCGCGGCCGGATTTCACCGGCATTTACCTGACGGTGCCGTTCGCCGCCGGGAAGGGCGAAACGAATGATCCCTATCTGGCCGGGCGTTTTCGCGAGAAAGGTCTGGTGGTCACCGAAAAGAAAGCATCTGCGAAAAAGTAAGGAGGGCCTGCCGTGGCTTATATCGATTACACCTACTATACCGAAATATTCGGCGGGGAGCCGGTCCCCGAGGAGGAATTTCCGGCTCTGGCACGGCAGGCCTCCGATATCATCGACGCCCTGTCGATTAGCTCCCCTGACGCAGAAAGTGAGCTGGTGAAGCAGGCCGCATGCTACCAGGTGGAGTATCTCTACCAGTCAGGCGGGATCATCGGTTCTGCTGTAAGCGAAAGCCTGGGAAGCTATTCCATCAGCCGCGAAGCTCTGAGCATTCGGAATATTGGTGGGATTCCAGTCTCCCCGCTGTGCGTTGCAAAATTGGACGCCGCGGGGCTTCGAGCGAGGTGGATCTGATGAACCGTCTCTGTGGGCAAACCGTTACGCTGTACAACCATGTCGGAGAGGTCGACCGCAAGGCAACATATCTCGCAACCGTTCTGCGCCGCGTATACTTCGAGAGTGTGCGCGGCAAGAGTCGCCGCACTTCCGGCGATGCTGCGAACGACAGCATGCTGCTCTGTATCTTCGACGATACCGTTATCGCGGAAAGTCCAGCCGGTCAAGCCAAGACCTATCTGCCCTACCGGCAATGGATTCCGTTGACGCCGGGAGAGAAGGCCGCTTTCTGGACGCTTTCGCCGGATGACTGGATTGCCGAAGGATCCGTTGACTACGCCATTCCCGACGGAACGATCTCCGAACTGGAAAAGCAGCATCCGTGCTGCAGAATCAAATCGATTGACCGCTTCGCGCAGGGCAACCGCCGGATGTGGCACTGGGAGGTGTCCGGAGCATGACGAATGCGCGGTTAATTATTAACACGCAGCGAATCTCACGGTTTGGAATGCAATTTTCCGAAGCTCAAAAGTGGCTTGACAATGAGGTGCTAAAGGATTGTGACCCCTACGTACCAATGGATTCGGGAAATCTGCGCACCAGCGGCATCCGCGGCACTAGGCTCGGAAGTGGTCGAATCGTCTACAACGCGCCCTATGCCGCACGACAGTATTACCGCCATCCGGGCAAATCCACCGATAAACATCCCCAGGCGTGTATGCAGTGGTTTGAAAAGGCAAAAGCGGTTCACAAGGACCGCTGGGTCAAAACAGCCAAAAAAATTGCGGGAGGCGGTGCAAAATGAGCGGTGTTTCCTTGTCCGAAAATCAGCAGGTCGTTACCCTGCTGCTCGAATATCTCAACAGCCTGCCTTCCCTGCCGGCGCCGATCCTGCTCGAACAGTTCAGTGACGAGTTTCCCGCATTGATGCTGCAGCAGCTATCCGGAACGGTGAAGATCAAGCAGGATATCCTGGGCGGCTACACCGCCCAATTTCCATTTGCGATCTATGCCCGTGTCGTGGGCAATGATACCGCGTCCCGGATTCTCGCAACCGGGACGCTCAACAATATCGGGCGGGAACTGGAACAGTGCACATTGTCATCGGCGCTCCCTGTACTTGGCGCCGATCGTGAGGCAACCCGGATTGAACTGCGCTCCTTCCCGAACATCATTTCAGCCAACGAGGACGGCACGGAGGATTACCAGGCAGTCTTTATGCTCGAATACACGCAAAAAGCAATTCTATAGGAGGAATGAAAATGGCTCTTGTAATGCGTCATGAATTTCTGGCGTATATGAATACTACGCCCGCTGGGGAATCCCCGACCTATGCGCTGATGGGCGACGGTTTTTCAGAAGCAAACGAACAGCTCAACCCCACCCAAAAAGACACGCACTATATCCACCAGCGGTCCGGCACCTCTAGCATCACTGGGTATGCGCCGACAATGGCCTTCGTGGCCGAACGTGAGAACGCGGATCCCGTGATCCAGTTCATCTGCGAGATCGGCGAGTTGCGCAAGACCGGCTCCGACTGCGTCACCGATGTGATTCTCGTGGATACCTGGGACACTACTGCCGGAAAACAGAAGGCATATAAACAGCAGGTCGCCATCAAGGCGGATGCTGTGCGGGGCGGCAATGCGGGCGAATCTCTGGCGGTCACCGGTTCTCTGCTTTATCGCGGCGACGCTGTTGAGGGTGAATGGGATCCGGCCACCAAGGCCTTTACCGCAAAGGAAGGGGCTTAACCTATGGTCAAAAAATTTGAATTCGGCTCATCCCGGCTTGATCTCGACATTGCCGGAAACACCTTTTCCATCAGCGTCGCCGATGCAGGTCTGGCTGAGCGGCTCTCGCGTTTTGGGGAGGAGGCGATAGAGCGCTCTCAAAACATCCGGGAATCGGAGGACGTTGCGCGGCAGCTTGCGGAAGCCTGTGATTTCTGCGACCGGACGCTTGACGGCGTGCTGGGCGGCGGCGCGAGCGAAAAGATTTTTTCCGGCCGCGAAAAGGATCTCTTTGAACGGATCGAGGTCATGAATTTCCTGATCGATGAGATTAACGCCTTCCGAGCGGAACGCTTGCAGAAGTATTCACCCAACCGGGCGGCGCGGCGTGTAAAGAAGTGAACCTTCTGGTTGACGATCTGCCGTATACTGTCGAGGTGGCTGGGACATACCTGCAAATTAATACGGATTTTCGCATTGGCGTCCTGTTTGAACTGTTGATGCAGGATTCGGAGTTCACTGAGCAGGAAAAACTGTATCAGGCGATCCAGCTCTACTTCCCTGTTTCCCCCCGCAACCTCCCGGCGGCGGCAGACGCGCTGCTCTGGTTTTATCGCTGCGGGAAGGATCCGCCGAACCTGGCTTCTGGCGGCAGCGGATCGGCAGCTAAACGGATCTATTCCTTTGAGCATGACGACACGCTGATTTACGCCGCCTTCCGAAGCCAGTATGGGATTGATCTTACATCTGCAAATCTGCACTGGTGGCAGTTCCGTGCGATGTTCTCCGCCCTGACCGATGAGAATGAGTTCGTCAAGGTCATGGGATACCGGGCAGTCGAGATCACCTCGGATATGACGCCTTCCCGGCGTCAGTTCTATGCCCGCATGAAGGTCCTGCACAAGCTTCCGGACAACCGCACGGATGAAGAGAAGTCCCGGACGTTCGCCGGTGTGCTTGCTGGAGGATTGCGTATTGGAAGATAAAAGGCAATGGGTGATATGCCCACACTGCGGTTATAAAATGCCTCTGACATACAGCGAAAAGGCGGTGTGCAGAGGCGTTTTTGTTATTTGCAAAGGCAGAAACTGCCGCAAAGAATTTGAAATTAAAATCCCCGTCAAGTAGTGCCTGAGAGCCGATGACGAGCCATACAAGGTGGTGAGATCATTGGCACAGGCTGACGGCAGCATAATTATCGATTCTAAGCTTGACAGTAGCGGACTGGAGTCCGGTCTGAAAAAGCTCGGTTCGGTCGGCAGCGCCGCTCTGAAAGGCACTGCTGTAGCAATCGGCGCAGTGGGCGCGGCTTTGGGTGCCGCCGGAGCGGCTGCCATAAAGGTAGGCAGCGACTTTGAAGCTGGTATGTCCAAGGTGGCGGCAATCTCCGGCGCGGCCGGAGACGAGCTGGAAACCCTCTCCGACAAAGCAAAGGAAATGGGCGCTAAGACCAAATTCAGCGCCACCGAGGCCGCATCCGCATTCGAATATATGGCAATGGCGGGCTGGAAAACCACCGACATGCTTGGCGGCATTGAAGGGATTATGAATCTTGCGGCCGCCTCCGGCGAAGACCTAGCCGCAGTATCCGACATTGTAACCGATGCGTTGACCGCTTTCGGGCTTTCCGCTCAAGACAGCGGCCATTTCGCGGATGTGTTGGCGCAGGCCAGCTCCAATGCAAACACAAACGTCGGGCTCATGGGCGCCACATTCAAGTATGTAGCCCCAGTTGCTGGCGCGATGGGTTACAGTATCGAGGACACCGCGGTAGCGATCGGGCTGATGGCCAATGCGGGCATCAAGGGCGAACAGGCTGGAACCGCGCTGCGTGCGATGTTTACCCGGCTTGTGAAGCCGCCCAAAGACGCTGCCGACGCTCTGGACGCACTTGGAATCAGCGCCGCAAATTCTGATGGATCCATGCGGCCGTTAAGCGATCTACTGGGCGAACTTCGAGAGAAATTATCCGGCCTCACGGACGAAGAAAAAGCCAGTTATGCCGCAGGCATCGCCGGACAGGAAGCGATGAGCGGGCTGCTGGCCATCGTAGGTGCCAGCGAAGCAGATTTTGAAAAACTCACAGCGGCAGTCAACGGCGCGGATGGCGCAGCCTTGCGCATGGCGGAAACCATGCAGGACAATCTGCAAGGCCAGATCACCATCCTAAAAAGCGGCTTGGAAGGATTGGGGATTGCATTCTATGAGAGTGTTCAGGATCCCCTGCGTGATGTTGCGAAGTCCGCTACAAAATATGTTGACCAGATTGCAAAGGCCTTTAAACGAGGCGGCATAGCTGCAGCAGTAGAATCCCTTGGCGGCATCTTTGCGGAGGTGGCCGTCAAGGCCGCGCAGAGCGCCCCGCAGTTCATCGACACCGCCGTACAGGTCATCCAAGCATTCGTAACCGGAATCCGGGACAATCTTCCCCAGCTGGCTGAGGCTGCTATCGGGATTATCACCTCTCTTGTAACTGGGATCCTTGAATTACTCCCGTCTATCCTGGAAACAGGGGTCGAATTGATCGCTCAGCTGGCGCTCGGGATTGCGCAGGCACTTCCCGAATTGATTCCTGCCGCGGTTGACGCCATCCTCACGTTGGCGGAAAGCCTGATTGACAACATCGATCTCTTAATCGACGCCGCCCTGCAGCTCATGATCGGTCTGTCAAACGGCCTGATCGACGCCTTGCCACAGCTATTGGAAAAGGCGCCCGAAATCATCCAGAAGCTCTGTGATGCTCTAATCGATAATTTTCCATTGGTGGTGACCACGGCATACCAGGTGATTCTCACGCTGGCGACGGCGCTCATCAACAACATCCCGCAGATCATCCAGGCCTCGATGAAGATTATGGCTTCCCTGGCCTCCGGCCTGCTTCAATTCATTGGGAATGTCATCCAGAGCGCCCTGCAAATTGGTCAAAAGATTCGCGACACCTTCCTGTCGATCAACTGGCTACAGCTCGGCAAGGACATCATTATGGGCATCGCGGACGGGGTCAAAAATTACGCCATAAAATTGGCCAACGCCGTGAAAGATGCCGCAAAAGCGGCCATTGACGGCGCAAAGGATTTTCTCGGAATCCATTCTCCTTCTACCCGCTTCCGGGACGAAATCGGGAAGCCCATGATGCAGGGCATCGGCGTGGGCTTTGAAGATCAGGCCGCACAGGTGTTCTCCAAAATGCAGGCAACGCTGGATTTCGAGACCTCCCGCGCAGCGGAAAAGATTGCCGTCCCAGCAGCCTTCGCCGCGTCTTCCGGCGCACCACAGAAGGTGACCAACGAAAACGGCGTCACGGTCTATGTGGAGTACCAGGGCACTGGCGATACAACTGCCGACGCCAAGAAGATCGGGCGCGAAATCGGGCGTGAAGCTCAGAAAGATATGCGCAGAAGGGGGCTTGTTCCAACATGACCGGTAGTAGTTTCCAGTTCGGCAACCACAACAGCGCGGACGATTGGGGCATCCGGGTGATCGCCCACGACTTCCTTTTCCCGCCCAAGCGAGCGCGAAAAGTTGCGATTCCACACCGCGACGGGATGTATGACTTCGGCGCGCAGAACTTTGAGGAACGCACGCTGCGCCTCTCCTGTACGCTCGAACGCAAGATCACCCGCGCCGCGCTGCGTGAAATCGTCTATCTCCTCTGCCAGAAAAAACAAATCCGGCTCTGGAACGAACCGGACAAATACTATATCGGGGAGCTCTACGATCCCGACGAGATTCTCGACTACCCGATGGAGGTTGAGCGGGAATTCGAACTGAACTTCATCTGCGAGCCGTTCGCCTATATGGATGCGGTTGACGCTCCAGTGAGCTCGGGACACAATGCCGTTCCTTACCGGGGCACGGCGAATGCCCCCTGTGTTATTACCCTGCACAATCCCAATTCCTACGCAATCACCAACGTCACGATCACCGCGATCAAAAGGAGGATTTAATTTGTACGCATGCAATGCACTTGAAACCAAATTTCTCAACATCATGCGGGGCGTGACGCTCACCGCGCCGAGCGCCCTGTATATAGGGCTCTATTTGAGCAACCCCGGTGAAACCGGCGAGGGGGTAGAAATCACCTATACAGGGTATGAGCGACAACCCATCACCTTCTCGGCGCCGGCCGCCGAAAGCGGTGGGCTGGGGGTGAAAAATGATACCGAAATTTCGTTTGCGATGGCGCAGGCCGACGCCGGCACCGTGACGCATATCGGAATTTCCGACAGCAAGATTGGCGGTGAAATGCTGCTCTACGGCAAACTGACCGACGATCTGGTCGTGTCCGCTTCCGAGATGCCGGTTATTCTCGCCGGTGAAATTGTCTACTACCTCACCGGCAACCTGTCGAACGCCTACAAAACCAAATTCCTGAATATTTTGCGCGGCCAGAGCATCACGGGCTGCACCCCACACCTGACACTCTGGTCGGGCAACCCGGAGGGCGGCGGCAGCGAACTGGCTGGTGCCAACTATGCCCGCGTTCCGGTGGCCTTTTCTGCGCCGGCAGAGGCGGAGAGCGGCCAGATGATGAGTCAGAACTCCGCCGCGGTCATCTTCAACCGTCCCACTACCCCCTGGGGCTTATGGAGCTACACCGCGTTTTATGATGCAGTTACCGGCGGAGAGCCGGTCTGGGTGCAAGAAAAACTCCCCGCCAAAGAGATCAAGCGCGGCTATATGCCGAAGGTCGACGCGGGAGATATCAAGGTGGCGATTAACTGATGTTTGGCGGAGCGTTTGGACATATCCGATTCGGACTGCGGTCCGGGACAAGCCAGGATATCCAGTTCCGGCTCTATCTATCCGAAGTGTTCGGCGGGCTTGCAACCATCGGCAAGGATATGCCGGTGATTACCGGGGCGGTTTATTTTTCGGAACGGCTGAATGGCTCCGCCGTCGCGTCGATCGGCATTCCGTTCGGCATGGACTTACATGCAGAGCTGATGTCGCGCGTCGCGGCAAATGCCGATATCCTCATCTGTGTGAGCATGGAGGAACAACTTGGCGGCAGATTTTATGCCGCTAAGGATATATGCCCGAGTTTCAGCTTGAACGAATCCCTAAATGGCAGTTTCTATGCGGCCAAAGACATGCGCGTTGCATTTCTTTTTGAAGATGGGCTGCTGGGCGTCACGGGCGTGGTCAAAGATTTCCTGCACGCATCAAGGCTTGCCGAAACGGTCGGATGTACAGTGGTCACCTCTATTCTCGACCGGGAAACTACTGTAATAACTGTCACGATCCCCGCCGGCGGCACCCTCACTATCGACAGCGAGAATTTTGAGGTCTATCTGGATGGGCAATCCATCCTGCACCTGCAGGGCGGCGATTGGATCAGGCTGAATCGTGAGCTGGTGGACTTCATCGTTGACACCGGCACCGGCGGACAGCTTGATGGGACCGTTCTTTATCGAGAGAGGTATCTGTAAATGCTTGAGCTTTTTGACCGTCAGCGGATGCGGATTAAAATTTTGCAGAACGTCTGCAACGTCACCGAAGAGCAACCGATCAACGCCTTATGGCATCTATCTTTTGCCCTTCCCTATGACGATCCAAAGAATGCCGCGTGCCAGCCGTTCCGGTATGTCAGATACAATGGCGGCGAACTCTATCGTATTTTGCCGCAAGAATCCGAGGTCGACGACACCGGCCTTATTACCTACTCTTGTGAGCACGTTCTCGCTACACTGCTCGATCGGGTCATGTTCGGCTGGCGGCAGGTCGGGAATCTTGGTACCTATACCGCCGATGTCATCAACTACCTGCTGGATCAGCAGCTTGAACGCAATTGGGTGCTGTCGGAATGCGACTTTTCGCGGCAGTTTGAATACGGCTGGGAGCAGGAAAACCTTCTTGCAGCTCTGTTCAGTGTGCCAAAGCCCTTTACCGAAAACTACATCTGGCACACCGACACCAGCACATATCCTTGGAAGCTCAGTCTCAAGCGACTGGATGAAAACCAGCCTCCACAGCTTTATGTGCGGCGCTCAAAGAACCTGCTGCAGATGCGGCGAAGCTCCGACCCGCAGAACATCTGCACCCGGCTCTATCCGCTGGGGTACGGAGAGGGAGTGAACCAGCTCTCCATCGCGCAGATTAATGGCGGTATCCCATATCTCGAAAGCCCGCCGGAGGTTGTAGCACAATATGGGATCATTGAGCGTGTTTGGATCGATCGCCGGTATGAGAACGCGGAAAGCCTAAAGGCCGCGGCGCAGGCAATGCTTAGCGAGCTGCAGCAACCACAGGTTGAATATGAAATTGAATTCGCAGAGCTGCAGGGCGGAGAATTAGATCGGGCGGAAACCGGTAAAATCGTCGAGATCATCGACCCGGAAACCGGTGTGCGGGAGAAAACCTATATCACCGACCTGCAGATCGATTATGAGGACGTCAAGAATTCCACCCTTACCGTTGCAAACCGGCTGCAGGACATCGCCTCCACCGTCGCGGATCTCGCGGACAGGCAGCGGATTGAAATGACCTATTCGCAGGGTGCGACGCAGCTCTATTCTCAAGCGTTACAGGGCAATGCAGATGCGAACAACGGAACTGTCATGGATTTCTATATCCCCGCTGAGATGCGGGTCATCAACAAGGTTATGGCGAAGGTTCGCATGGGTGCCTTTCGTGCTTACTCCAAGGCCACTGAGGGCGGCGGCGCCACGGCGACCACCACTTCCTCCGGCGGCGGAACCAGCACCTCCACCAGCAGCGGCGGCGGCAGATCCAGCACAACCGGCCAAAGCGGCAGCAAAACCGTTTTGGAGGACACCAGCCCGCCGAGCAGCGAAAGCGCAACGCGGCACGTCCACAATTTCTGGCTACCAAAGCATGAACATGATGTCAGCATCCCATCCCACCGTCACGATTTTGAAGTGGACGATCATACACACAGCATTACGCTCCCGGCACACGATCACGAGATTGCACCTGGCATTTATTTTTTCGGAAACCCTCAGTCTTTTGCACTGCTGGTAAATGGTACGCAAAAGGCTGTTTTTAATGCTACGACCGCCGAGATTGACCTCACTCCATTCTTGGTGGGCAGTGACGGTCTGATCCCACGCGGCAGCTGGCAGAATGTCGAAATCCGTCCAAATGATCTTGCCTACATCACAATCGATATGTATGTACAAGGCTTCGTCCAGAGCCGCGGCGATAACGTTGTTTAAAGGAGGTTTTTCTCTTGCTCAAAACCATGTATCCGGCCATGCCGTTTTCCCCGCAGGCGCTCTTGACGCAGGCAATCGGCGCGGCCGACACTATCATCCCGGTGGATAATATCGATGCTTTTCCGGCTGCGCCGAATCTGGCAGTCATAGGAACGGATGAAAATGCCGAAACCATCTGTTATGCAGCAAAGACTGATAGCGCATTGAGCGGATGTGTGCGTGGCGTGGAAGGCACTGCGAAGGAATGGCAGGCGGGTGAAGTCATCGCCCGAAATTTTACGGCTGCGGATTTTGATGCTGTCCGGCAGAATATTGAAGGATTAGACCAGGGCAAAGCAGATAAGGTTGCGAACGCCACGGCAGGCAATCTCGCGGGCCTGGATGCAGATGGTAATCCCACTAACAGCGGAAAGAAGCCGGATGACTTCGCGGACAAAGTGCATAGTCACACCAGCTATGCCCTGAAAGCTCCCTCCCCCACTGCTGGAAACCTCGCCACGTTAGATGCAAACGGAAATCCTGTGGATAGTGGGAAGGTACCGGATGACTACGTACTGGCAGAAGCCGGCAAGGGCCTGTCCACGAACGACTACACCACCGCCGAAAAGGAAAAGCTCGCGGGGATTGCAGAGAACGCGAACAACTATGTCCATCCGGCCACGCACAGTGCGCAGATGATTGACGAGACAGATACGAGGAAGTTTGTCACGCCCGATGAAAAAGCGGCGTGGAATGGCAAAGCTGACCCGTCCGACCTCATCACCATAACCCTCCCCGTGGCATCCTGGGTCAAGGACAGCACCCGCGAGATGTGGACGCAGGCGGTAACGCATAGCTCCATTGTGAACGATGTGCGCATTGGGATCAGCGTGGACGACGACACACAGCTTGCCCTTATGGACGCGGGCGTAACCTTACGGATTGACAACAACAATGGAACCGCGACGGCAAAAGCCTTTGGAGCGATCCCGGAGAGTAACATCACGGTGCAGCTGACCTTAACGCCGGTGGAGGTGGTAGCGTGATCTACGGCGATGAGCTAGGCGCAGGCGGGATCAGTACAAAGACGATCCCACCGCAGGGGCTTAACCTGACGCTCAAGGGCGGCAACGGCAAGAGCTACTGCACCTGTACGGGGATCTCCGCGCAATGGCTATAGCTCGGGCAGTATTACCGGCTCATTGCAAAACCCGGCAGTGCGCCAACCTCCCCAATGGATGGCGTACAGGTCGTGGACGTGCAGGTCGGGGCAATCGGGGATGCGGTTATCTCCTCGAGCATCGAGGGGCTTACCAATGGGGTGCAGTATTATGTGCGGTTATATGTCCGGGGTGATAACGGCTGGCAAACCAGCGTGGATGCGGTGGGGACGGCTACGCCGCAAGCGTTTGTTATCTATGGGGTACGGATCGATCAAGGAAATTCAGACCCGGAATCAGCGGTTGTTTATACAGATGATTGCACCGGATTTGCCCCATCGAGGGGAAATAACGGTAATTTCCAGACGGGAAGTTGGAACGACGCGACCGATCCCATTTTCAGCAGGATTCGCCCATGTCTTTTTAAGGATGGCGCGGTAGTTGGGTATCTCAACCCGAATAATTTCGCGCAGTTCGAGGACGGAACAGCGGCAGACATCACCAGCGGCAACGCGGGCGACGTGATGATTGAAATTCCGCGCATAGCTTATGCGATGTACAAAGAGGGGAATTATCAGTATGTCAAGATTACTGATGATCCAAACGCGCCGTCATCGGATGCAAAATGGTGTTTTAATGCGCACACCAGAAGCATTCAGGGAGATCGTGACTATCTTTACGTCGGCGCGTATGAAGGGTATGTCATATCTAACAAATTGAGAAGTTTAAGCGGGAAGGCACCGACAACAGGGGGTAATCTTACCATTACACAAGCAAATGCAAATAATATGGGTGCTGGCTACGATCCCTTGTCGTTTTATCCCCTTACTTTGATCCAGGCTTTATACTTAATTCGGTATAAAAACCTCAGTTGTTCTGCTGGGTTGGGATTGGGAACCACCAATATGGACATAAGGGTAAACACGGGATCGAACGATTCCAGAGGAATGAACTATGGAAACAGTGTAAATACAGAAAAAATTAAATTTATGGGTCTTGAGGGAATTTGGGGCAATATTGGCCTTTGGATCGCTGGTTTGATGGTGAGGCAATTAAAAATTTATACCGCATTTACGAACTTTAATGTTACCGGGTCGGGTTATACACAGATCAGCACTTTTCCCCAAAATAGGTCAGGATATCTTAAAACAATCATTGGTAATAACGCACATGGATTCATAAACGAAGACGTTGGAGGATCTGAGGTCACATATTACTGCTGCTATTCCAGCTTATACCAGAGTGGGTCTTACAGATACTTCCTTAGAATGGGGGGATATGGAGACAACGTTAGTCTCTTTGGCATGTTAACGATCTATGCGGAAGATAATAACAGCAATAGACCCGGAGGACGTTTAATGTACCTGTAAGGAGGTGCACCATGTCAGACATAAAAGGCAAGTCCCTATCCTTTGGCGGGATTAACACCCGCGACCTTGCGCCGCAGGTGGAAAACCTCACGCTCAAAGGCGGGGACGGCAAAATAGACGCAACCTTTAGCACGGTGGATGCGGCATACGGATCACTGGTCAAATACTACGTCGTGACCGCCAACACCCACATGCCCAGCGGCCCATCGGACGGCGTGTCGGTCATGGTAATGCCGGGGGCGGGGACGCTATCGTGTGTCCTGTCGGGACTTACAAATGGCGTAGTCCATCATGTGCGGGTATTTATCCGGTGTACCTACGGCTGGCAGACAAGCCCTATGGCCTATGGGGTGTGCACGCCAATGGCGGGGATTGCGATTAGCACCTTGGCAGTGGGGTCGGAGGTCAAGCTCAACCTTGGCGGAGTGCCATATAATCATTTGATCGTGCATCAGGGGAACCCGGATACAACACTATATGACACAAGCTGTAACGGGGCTTGGTTGCTGATAAAAGATATTTATAATCAGATCGCCTGGACCACAAATGAAAAAGGCGATTACTCGCTTACAACAAGCTTATCTTATTTAAATACAACGTATTTTGGACTGTTTGATCCGAATATTCAGACCAGCATTAAACAAATAAAAATTCCGTATGTCGCTGGTAATGCTAAGCCCGGTGTAGTTAAATTTGGTGAAGAAGGCGTATCGTGTAAGCTATTTTGGTTGTCGGCAATCGAAGTTGGATTTAACTATAATTCGACAGACCCTATGAGAGATGGCGCAAAATTAGATTACTTTGACTTGACGGGAAATAGTGTAGGAAACGCAAAAAGAATAGGACT